CTGTAATTGCCGCATTAAGAGTTGTGAATACTCTTTGCCCGGGTTGTATTCTAATTACCCCGTCTTGGAAAATGTAAACCCTCTGAATAGTCGCTAACGTTGCAGTAGCGGCTACGGGTGTAATTGTCCCGTTTAAGTCATAAATTGCTGGAGTTATATCTGTTATGTCTGCCCCTTCGTCGCCCGTTTGAGTTCTATATCTAAAAGTTATAGGCTCTTGAGCTGCCAAAGTAAACGAATGGGGTTGAGTTGTTAGATTGTCAAAATTGGCTCCAGGCTTAAAAACTCGTCCTAATTCCTTTTTTATTTTTAAATTATTTGAAACTGGAAAAATACGGTTACCGCTTAAAGATCGAAACCCTAAAGCTTCCAAAATATCTTGTACTTGTCCACCGATTTCAATATTGATAGTCGGCTGGTTGTCAATGTAAGTTACAGCGGAATTGTTTAAATGTATTAAGACCCCAATTCTTATAAAGTTACGTCTTTGTGTAGCGGTTAAAGGTACGTTTGTAAAAAACAAATCTCCATTAATGTCCAAAGAAACGTATGTTTGTTTTTGAGTTGCTAGGTTAGGGATAACGTTTGCAATCTTAGCTACCCAAGTAACTTTTGTATATGATGGAGTGTCAGGGTCAGAATGTCCGTTAACAATGTAACCAAATCCCGCCGAAAGATCAAACTTTGCAGCATCGGTATTTATTGTCAAAATACCCCCCTGATTTAGTCCTGTTGGCCCTAAATTTTTAGAGTTTGCTACACCTATGTCGCTTAGCATAGCAAAAGTCCCGCTTTTATTTGGCAAAATATACTTTCTACTTGCGGTTAAAAGTAAAGTAGATAATCTTGCCATAAAACCGCCCGCACTTCTGAAAACGGTTTGCCCATTTTCGTCTGCTTGGGTTGCAAAACCAAATAAGTTTACATCGTTGAATGTGTTATTCTCTCCTGCATCGCCACCAAAAGCATTTTGATTATTTCCAGAGTTATTCCTCCCCGCTACTGCACCAAAAGCATTTTGATTTTCACCCGCGTTACCTCTTCCTGCATCACCACCAAAAGCATTTTGATTATTTGCCGTATTGTTTCTTCCAGCACTATCCCCAATTTGATTTACACTTATTCCTGTTTGACTATTTCCCGCTTCCGTGCCCGCTTGAAATATTCCATCAACTAAATTCTTGTTTGATCCTGCTGTGACTTCTTGTAGTGTAATAGAGTTCTCTAAATCTTGAGCCGTACCAGAGTAACCACCGTTTAAAAGATAATCGGCAACAACTGGTATTGTAGGCTTGTTTTTAATGAAATCGTCCGCTGTATTATCATTTTGCAAAAAGTCAGCCTGCACGTTTACTTCTGCAAAATCTTCAATATTAGCAAGTTTATCTTTTTCAGTTGTTGTGTAGTCGTTAGTACTCAATCCTTTACCCGCTTCTTTATCTACTTTGCCGTTAAACAAATCGGTAAAATTAGATTGTACTTTTATAAATGCAGCCCTTAATTTGTCGCCTAATCCGTCGTTTGGCTGTGATACGTTAAAATTTTCTTGTGCCATTTTTAATAGAATTGAATTATATTAGTTTCTCTTGTGACTTGTTCAATTTTGTACTCTGGCACGGGGTTCAAAAGTAAAAAATCCTTGAACTGCATAAATACATTGTTGCCTAATTGGTTATAAAGCGCCGAAAGCCTGTTTATTTCGCTTAAATCCGTTCTTTGTTCGGGTTTTATAATTCCGTTTTGGCTTATTTGACTTGTATTAATTGCGATATAATGACTACAACTAAAATAAGCAAGCATAAATATTATGTATTTATCATAAAATTCTAAATAAACTCCCGATAAAGTATCATTTTCAATATCCGTATTAATTTTATTATACAAATCTACGCCTAAAATTGGTAAAATATCGTTTGTTTGTGCGATAACTATAAAAGGTTTCAAAGCATCGGTATCAATATTTCCTGCAAAGCTTGTCAATGCTGGTATATCATTTTCTGTTAGCCATATTTTCATATCTATACTGTTTTATCAAGTTCTGTTTCTTCTTCAAAATCCTTAAACCAAGGCTTAATTTCCCCGTCTATCAAGTCAGTTATTTGCTTAATCCCATCTACCCAATTTTGCCGCCGTGGATTTATTTTTTTGCGATAAAATATTTTCAATGCCATTGAGTATTCGTCTGCATTATTTGAAAAACCGCCACCCTGATTGTTTCCGCTAAATAAAATCCTTGGCATTCCGTGCGCAATTAAAATTTTTCGTTCGGATTCCTCTGTGAAAAATGTAATATTTTCACTTAAATTACTAGGTGGAATTTTGTCGTAAGTAACTGCCTCTTCTATGCTGTCGTTAAAAGAAACAATTACCTTTGCGGTGTTTTTTGTACCAGAAATTCTATCCCTTACTTTTTCAGCTTCTGATCTTGCAAGCTCTGGAGTTGCTTGTCTACCCTGATTATAGTTTACAATAACAACATCGTGAGCACCGTTTTCAATGTAATTTAATGCATAGTTGCCTACACCACCCTCAAACTTTGCAAATGGTATGCAACTAAAATAATCTGGCACCGCAAAAAACGGTTCGGACGTTGGCTGTCTAACCAAAAGAATTTCGAGGTTTTGCCCCTCAGTATATTGCCCCGTAAACCTTGGGTAAAGCTCTGGACGGTAACGTTGTTTATTGTCCCAGTCGTAACTGAACCAATACCCCTCAACTTCTAAAGTCAATTGATTGTATTTAATTCCCAATTTGTAAATTGGAATATATTTAATTTTTAGCGGTGTTTTTGTTTGCTCGTTCCAAATCACTTGAACTGCAAAACCTCCATAAATTCCATCATCTTTACATGTCAATAAGACGTCCTCAGCTGACATATATTGTTTAAGATTAACTTTGCTAACGCCTTCGTCAATTAGTCCTTCACCGTACATATATGTACGTATGTCGTTTAAGATTGAACTGTTAGTTGGACTATCTTCATACGCATCTTTATAAGTTATATAATTTGCATTATTTACGTTGTTTTTGCTATTTAAAATATAGTCAATACCAACTCTTGGCTTTATGTCAATAGGTTGGTAAACGCTAAACTTTTCAACTTTACTCTCAAAAGTAAAAGTTTGCAATCCTTTATTTGTACGTGAATCGTTCGTTTTGTTCGGCATAATTGAAGTTTTGAATGTTTGTACCTTCTTTTAAAATTTGTATTTTTCCCAAATACAATATCTCGTTACCTCTTTTTAATTCAAACTCAAATTTATCTAAAATCTTAAATTGAGTGGGCTGAGTTGTGATTGTAATTTGTAATTTTTGACCAACTGTAAAAGTAAATGCAGGTGTAAAAATTGTGCTTCCCGTTTCTTTTCGCAAGGTCAAAGTTAAAATATCGCTTTCAAGTGGGTAAATTCTAGGAATTAATGAAAAAACTAAGGGTGTATTTAAAAAAAGTACTTTCATTTTATTTTTTTGTATAAAAAAAGCCGTAAATAATACGGCTTTTAGTTTATTTTATCTGAATTAAACAACCGCTTTCAATGCCGCTGCATATTCCACCAACGCTGGTGCTGTAAGTAAATATTCTCTTGAAAAGTCAGGCTCCATTGTTTGGAATGTAACGGTAAATCCGTTAAGATCGCCAATTGTACCACCCGTTTGATCGTCAATTGTAATTGCCATTGCTCCATTCTGTGAACCTGCAACCGTGATAGTTCCATCTTTTCTTTCAATAAACAAAACAACCTCTCCGTCCAATAATTTCTTAACATCAGTAACGGTTTTAAGCGCATCCGATTTTGGAACGTTTAAGATAATTGGTAAATTTCCCGTAACTCCTTTACTTCTATTGTCTCCACCTGAAATTCCATTTTCTACATAGTTTGCAGTAGTTGCTTTGACTTCAAATCTCGCCAAAGTTGTTGAAGCAAACGAAGTAGCAATCTCAAGTACTCCAGTAGCTGTTGTAACTACTTTTGTAAGCGAATTGAAAACTCCAATTGATACGGCGTCTATTCCTGCTTGTCCGCTTATACACGCTAATTTACGCGATCCTCCTAATGTAACACACATATATTTTTTGTTTTAAA